TGCACAACTGCGCGACGCTGCCGCGGTGTCGCTCGACGCTGAGCACGTGTGCACGGTGGCGGACTCCGGCAAGGGGCCGGCATGGTACGACGGCGAGGACCTGTGCTTGCATTACGATGTCGCGCAGGCCGAGGCGATTGTGCGTCGATACGGTTGGGGCGCTGTGCTCGGCATGTACGGCCACGAGCTGGGTCATGCCAAGGAAGGCAACGCTGACGAGCGAGCGGCCGACCGGTGGGCAGGCTGCGCGCTTGCGAAGAACGGCGAGGGCACGCGCTCGACTGAGCGGTTTCTCGAGGACCACAATCCAGGGCCGCCGGTGTATGAGACGACGGGCGTGAGGGTGCGCGATACGCGGAGCGGGTTTAATAGGTGCACCTCGGATGCCCATTGACGACGGTTCCGTTGGCGGGATCCAAATCCCGGTAGCGGCTGGGGTGGAGGGTGAGCGCTGGACGGACCCAGCGGTAGACGCATTGCTCGACTTTGCAGCGTTCTATATCAAGGACGCCATCGACGACAAGCTAGCCAGACTCACCGGCACTGGACACGATGCGGTGCCAGCGGACAATAGATTCCCGTTCGACCCGCTAACCCCACGTGGTCATCAGATTAAGCTACCCCGCCCAGCGCTGTACGTCTGGTGGGAGGGCACCAGCACCGTCGAGCAGCAGACGACCATATACGACGTGCGCTCGAGGCCGATCCAATTCATGTACGTGTACGACGAGCTCCCTCATTACGATGAGATGGTTCGGCGAGCCGGCATGATGAGCGCGATAGACGCTGCCATGGCGCAGATGTCGATGAGACAGGTGCATGCCGACTTCGGCCACAGTGGCGACCCGTCGGGCACTTGGATCAACTACACCGTTGCTGACCCCAACTTCATGGGGTGGGCATGGCAGGGCGGCTTTCCTGGGCGCTTCGGCATCGACGAGGGGCCACGGGCGGAGCGGCGCTTCGCCAAGAAGAGCGGCAGAGACTACCCTGCTCTGAAGGGCTCGTGGCTGCTTCAAGAGCGCGTTGCTGCTCAGACGCTGGTCGACCCGGATGACATGACTGGCGACGTCGAGGTCAATATCTGGGCCTCTGACGGCGAGTCAACCGACACCATGGACTTCCTAGACGGGGTGCTACAAGCCCCCGACGGCGACAAATGACCATGCCACTGCTACCGCGAGCTGCAACAATCAAGACCACTGCTGCCGCCATGGCGACGCAGCGTGGCCCCGTTGTCCCGCAGTACAACATTCCGCTTGACATCCCAGTGCTGTTCAAGTGGGTACCAGGCGGCAGCGACACGGAAGACGACTGCACGGTGTTCGGCTACCAGGGCGGAAGCCCCGGCGTATGGCGCAGAGTAAGGCTGCCGCTTCTCGGAGCCAACCTCACTGACGCTGACGTTACGCTCGACCCGCAGGGCAATTACATCAGGCAGATCCCCGCGAGCACGCTATCTGACAACCGCGTGGGGACGATGGGTCTTACCAACACGCTCAGCGGAGACATTATCACGGTTGTCCGGCTCGATGTCGGAGCGTTCACGTTCACAATCATCAACGGCGGCCCAGCGGCGGGTACGCTGGTGACACTTCCGGTAAGCGTTCAGTCGTTCGCTGACCTCTACTTCAATGGCACCAACTGGATCAAGTTGCGCGCCGCGCAGATGCTGTAAGGAGCTGTGATGAGAAAGTTCTACCTCGTTCGAGGTGTAAAAGGGATCCTTGTCGGCGATCCGTGGCGGCCACAGGGGTTCATTGGGCAGACCCAATTGCGCTTTGCTAAGGGCGAGCTCCCCAAGTGCGCTCGCGACCGGTTCGAGCCATGCCTTGCGGCCATTCCGCATCACCCCGAGGTGATGAAGCCGCTGGCGAAAGGGCATCTCGAGGTTGTCGAGGAGTTCTGGGCCAAGAACATCAAAGAAGCGTTCGCGAAGCGCGATGCCTATCAGGTCTCCAAACCACCGCCGCCTACGCCAGCCCCTAAGCTGAGCAAGGGAGATGACAAATGACTCTCACGGGCGTAGATCCGTTTGACCCAACCCCCTCGACCAAGCGCGAGCTCATCTTCGGTGCCGGCACCGGAAGCTCCGGCGTCACCCGCGACGTGGTGATCTTTGGCAACAGCACCGCTGCTGGTTCTGAGGTCGACAACGAGCTGAATGGCCCGATTGCGGATGACCAGGACGCGCGCGACCGCTTCGGCGAGCGCAGCGAACTGTATCTGCTGTACAAGACGTTCGTCGAGGTAGACAAGTCGGCTACCATCTACGGCATCTCTGTGCCTGACATTGGCGGCACCGCTGCAGCGGTGCCAATCACCGTGGTTGGTGTATCAGACGCTGACTCGACTGTTACCATTACCATTCTTGGCAAAGACATCATCTACCTGGTGGCGAACGGCGACGCTATTGCGACGACCGCCGAGGGGATCTCAGACGCGATTGACGCATACGATGAGGGTCGTCTTCCCGTAACGACAAGCCACAATGCGGGCGTGTGCGCGGTCACCGCAGCCAACACCGGCGAGCGCTCTGAGCATATCATCGGCGAGACCGCGACACGTGGCCTTCGTGTCAAGATCGAAACGAACGGTACGGCCAATACGCAAACCGTCGTAAAAACTGTCGGGAGCTTCGTTCCTGGCGTTGGCAACGACGTTGGCACCACGGCGATCGGACTGGCAGCTGCTAGGGAAAACCTCTATTGGCATGTTGCTCCGTGGCACACGGTAACCTCTGGTGGTGCCGGCACTGAGGGGAACAATGGCGACGTTGCTGTTGGAGATTTTCAGACTGGCGACTTGATCGACATGATCAATACCCAGGCGCTTCCTGTCAACTCGAAGGAGAAGCAGGTTGTGTTCGGGCTAGTCGGCACAAGTGCAGACTCGATCCTCGTTCCGCTTGACGCTCAGGCAAATGCCGTCCGCGCGTCGTTCTTCTGGCAGGAAAACAACGACTGGACACCGGGTATGCTGGCTGCGTACCACTGCGCCATCATGCGCTCTGGCTACATTGCCCATCCGTCGCGCAGCCGGGCAGGGTACACCTCGACGGACTCGACCCCGTACAACATCCCCGCTCCCGCGGTTGCCACTGACGTGCCGACTGCTACCGAGATCCGAACGGCGCTCAACAACGGCGTCTCTCCCATCTCGTTCAGCGGCGACACGCCGTACCTCGTGCGAGCAATCACTGCTCGAAACTTCAATGCTGGTGGTCAGAAGGACTACAAAGCCCGCGAGCACCACATTGTTTATGCCATCGACTTCGTGTGGCAGGAAATCAAGGCACGCTGGTATGCCACCAAGCAGGAGTTCGTCGCTGACGACCCGGCTGATGGCGCCAAGCCCATTCCGAACACCTCGACCCCGTCTGACCTTAAGGCCCTCATCTTCGGCGTCATCGATACGATGACTGGACCGAGGCCACTGGGAATCTACACGGGTCCGATCCTCGCTCCCGACCTGATCCAGTTCATGAAGGACTCGGTGAAGGTTGCGAAAATCCCCGCCGGTCTCAGCGTCGTTGCTGAGTTCATTGCGGTCCAGCATCTGCTCAAGTTCGAGGGCAAGTTCCTTGAAGTAGGGGAGGCGTACTAATGGGACTCTACAGTCAAATCTACCTGAAGATGAACGGGGTCCTGCTCGCTGAGAACACTACGATCGAGTCAGCGCTCGAAGCGGACGTGCAGGACGTTTTCACGATTGTGCGTAACTGGTCAGGCATCACCCCTGCGCCAATCGTGCGGTCGGCCACTGGGTCCAACGTGATCCCGCTCAGCGGAGTCGAGTTCAACTTCGAGCAGAAGATGATGGACTTCGAAGAGGTCGGTCTGAACATGCAAGAAGGCGGCAGTGGTAAGGTGTGCTCGTCTGACGGGTACATCACCAACGTGCCACGGAGCGCAGGCGTTGGGCAAACGACGACGATCAGCTTTTCATTTCGGGGAACCCCTAGTGCTTTCGAGTGATCGCCTGGCCTAGAACGTGACAAAAAAACTGGATCGTTCTAGGCCGCCAACCGACTGCAAAGAAAAATTTCTATTCAGGAGCCTGCTAAGGCGACCAAGGCCGCAGCAGGCCCTCAATTTTCGCGTTCGTGGCGCAGAGCACATCAAGCTCTACGCCCGAGCGCTCAAAAGCCTCGAGCAGGCCGAAGCGTTCGAGGCTGGCGACGACATAGAGCTCGAGCAGCTGACCGTCTCTGCTATCACGGCAGAGTTGATCAGCCTTACCGTGTATACACCACGTGGTCGAGCGTTCGGTAGCTCTGACGATGTAATGCGTCTCAGCGGCAATGAGATAGGCCAGCTCGGCAGCGAGGTGCTCAATGTGCTTCACGCCATCTCACCAACCTACTCCAGAAGCGACACGGGAGCATGGGAGATGGCCCTTAAGAAGGGCGCTCAGGACTTGTCGAATATCCACGAAGCGATGTCGATGTATCGATCGTGCGACAGGGTAGGGATGGACGGCACTGTGTATGAGCGACCAGACAGGTACTTCGGACTTCCAATTTGCGAGTTGACCGACGGGCAACTAATGGTGTTCTCGGCCGCAACCAAGTATGTGGCCGATGCGATAAGGAGCCCTGATGGCTGACGACCAGGTTGAGAGAAGTGAAATAGCCACTGCAATCGAGCAGCGAGAGCGCAAGCTTTACGAGTTCGATGTCAGTGGCTTTTTTGGTTTAGGCGACAAGCCCATCCCTAAGCTTGCGATCCGCGACCCAATGAAGGGTGAGGAGAACGCTGCCATAGCGGCTGCCCATGTTGTGGCTAAGGCGTGGGCTAAGGGCGATCAGGACACTCGCAGCGACGCGGACCTGCTTGACGACCTGAAGCTCAAAGAGGTCATCCAGCGCTGCTGCTTTGTGGCGGGCCAGAAGACCAAGCAGGGCGACCCTATCCAGGCATTCTATGGTGGCAAGTGGATGGAGGAGCATTTCTCCACCGGGCAGATCGCCGTCATCCACAATCTGATTTTAGAGGTGCGCAAGGCCGAGAGCCCCGCGCTGTGGGACATCAAGCTCGAGGACGTGATGGCGCTGGCCGAGGGCTGCGCTAAGACGCGTGACAGCGATATGCCAGAGGCGTTGCTTGCGCCGTGCAGCCGTGAGTGGATGACCACCGCGTTCATTCTGCTAGCCGGAGAGTGGTGGCAGGCAAAGCAGAAGCAGGAGATCGTAGACAATGTCATTCACGGTGAAGGTATCGTCGAACGTGGAGTCGAGGGCGCTGAGGGCGATCCAGAACCTGTCGAGGGTCTCGGAGATAATGACGGAAGTGGTGGCCCAAGCAGCGGAGACGGAGCGGGCGACCAAGCGCTACCAAAACCGGACGACGATGTTGATGACGGGGACGACGGGCAAACTGCTTGAGGCATCCCCGGATATGACCACCGTCCAGCTAGAGATGGATATGTGGTACGCCGGCTACGTGGTGGACAACTACGGGCTGAGCGACTTTCACGAGATTGCGGAGAGAGCAGCTGAAGTTATTCAGATGGAACTAGAGAGTCTTGGCTGACCTTGTCTGACACCAGCATTCGCTACACGTTCACCGCCACCGGTCATCAGGCCGTCGTAGGCGCCTACACCACCATCCGTAACGCGGCTGCTAGGACATCCGCTTTGGTGACGGCTCACGCCGCTAAGACGGCAGGCGTGCAGATAGCGATGATGAACCGTGTCAAAGCGGCCTCTAAGGCCGCCGAGACCGGCAAGACGACAGCGGCCCAGACCGGAGCAGCAACGCGCCAGACGGCTGCTGTGAGGGCGCTGCAGCGTGAGCGCAACGTGCTCCGCCAACTGCTGGCTGAGTACACCAAGTTCGAGAAGATGAAGACCGCCACGGCGGCGGCTGAGGGGCAGAAGCGGGTCAATAGAGAGAGACGCAATCAGACTAGGG